GCGGCGCAAATTAGGGGTTTTCAGGCTGCCAAATATGCGGCGCAAATTAGGGGTTTTCAGGCTGCCAAATATGCGGCGCGATGCGGTCGTAAGCCACAGGCTCGTAGTCGCCCTTGTAATCAAAGGCGATAACCACATACAGCTTGTCCTTGTCCAAGCCCGGTATCAGGTAGCTGCCGTCTGCATGACTCCATGTCTTATACAGCACCGTTTTAGTGTCGTTGTCCAAACAAATCACTTCGCGGGCTGCAGCCCGCCCGTTGATAGATACGATGCCCAAGCCTTCACCGGCGATGTATGCCGCGCCGTGATAGCGGGCGCTTGCACGGATAGGGTTAAAACGCATTTCACACCTCCCACTCCTCAATGTCTAGGGCGAAGCAATACCGCTTCTCTCGCGATTGGCTAAGATTAAGTTTCACCGACCCGTCTTGTAAATCGTCCAACTCTTTTAGATTAGTGAGGTCGTGGTAGCTGCAATACAGTGGCAGCAGGCAGCGCAGCGTCAGATTGTCCGACACCGACACGCGGCTTGCCGCATAACCCTGATACAGCGGGTCGGGAAACGCTGCCGACTTATCCAAAAACTGGATATTAATGGGCGCATTTACCGCCCGATAAGGGTTTGAGCCCCCCTCAAAATACTGCGACACCGCGATGCGCGAGCGAACTGCGTAGCTGTCAATGTTATTCGGGCCTGTGTAAGCGGCCATGTTGGCTGTGTTTAGGTATAGGATGTTACCGTTGTCCGCATGGACTCCCGCAAACAATCCGAATAATAGGATTTGACTGCGCCCATAAGATAAATCCGACAGAATCAACGCGAATGCCTGCGCGTGCCCCACCAGCATCCAGCTTTGGGGCTGGTGGAAACCGAACACATCGCTGTCTTTGCGCGGGTCGCCTAAGTTTTGCCCGAAATTCGCACCAGCCACGAAGCCGAAACGCGGCATCGAGCGCGTATTGTCGTCCACTGCTAGCCCGAAGCCAGTCCCAAAATGGAAGACCACATTGTTACCGCTCTCGTTGTGCATCTGCCAGCCCAAGCCCTGCTTGCCGCCGTAGCCCGACACAAGGCAGGTTTTGAGCAGGGTTTTCAGGCTGCCTGGCTCGACTTTAAGCTCCGGCGCGCCCGCATCCGTGCTGCGGAATACGGTTACGGGGACTTTAGTAGGGGTATAGGGTTGCATGGGATTATCCTTGTATCAGTATGTTTTTAAGCGTCTTTTTCAACGGTGTTGCCGCGCAGGCACAGCGCGAAGCTGTCCTTTTGCGCTTCGGTTTTGCCAGTGGGCTGGATGGCGCGCAAAATCCAAATGCCCGTCGGCGTGCCGCGCGTGTTGAAGCGGATGCAGTTTTGTACCGACCAACCGCCGCCGAACGCCGCTGCGGGAATCGTAAAGTAGGGCTTGCCGGTGGCGGGATTAAGGGGTGCGAGGTCGTTGTATACGTCGCCCGAAGCAACCAGCCCCACGCGCTCGCCAATCACGTCAAACGTGGTGCTGTTTTTAAATTTGAGCATCCAACGCTCGGTAATCGTCCCCGCGCTGATGAGCCTGATTGGGTGGTCGGCGACGTTGAGCTGCGCCAATATCGGATTGCCGATGCGGGTGTCCTGCCAAACGCCCGTGAACGCCTCTTGGCTAAACGGCTCGGTGGCCAGCACCTGTAAATCGCCCGCCAGTACCGCACTGCTGACATAAGTACCGTCAAGCGGGTAATCGCGGCTTATCGGGTTTTGCAGTTTCAGGCTACCTGAAATATCGGTCTCTACCACGCGGTTGTTTTCCTCCCACGTCTGCACGGCGGTCAAGGGCATGGCGTACTCGGACAGGTTGAGCGGATTCGCCCATTTCAGGCTGCCCGCCGCTAAATCGGCTTCGTACTGCTCTGCCAAAACGTGTTTGCCCGCCGCGTCCACAATACATAGCCGGTCTATTTTCTGCCGCTCTAAGATTATGGTGCTGCCTGCGGTGTGGGCACTGCCCAAATCCTGCCGGTGGGCATTGTGGATAACGACAAGCCCGCCCGCGCGGAATATCGGCACGCGCCCGTCGGGCGGCAGGCGGGTGGCGTTGATGCCGATAACGCTGCTGTCCAACGGCACGGTGGTTTGCGATACGGCGTTGTAGCGCAGGCTTTCGGGCGCAATCGGTTTGTCCGCCTGAATGCTAAAAAACCCCGTCTTACTGTCAATCCGCCCGCGCAGGCTGCCGGTGATGGTTTCGTCCCGCTGCGCCGTGCCGGTGAGCGTCTCGTCCGCCGAAATATCGGCATAGGCGGTAAAGCTCATCGGCTTCACGGGGGCGGCGGCGGTGCGCCCGACAAACTCTTTAACGTCGTGTGTGCCGTTAACATACACGCCCTGCAACACTTTGACGGTACTGCCTGCCAAAGTGGCGGCGGTTACCGACAGCAGCCCTGCGCTGTTCAGGCTGCCTACCACTCTGCCCGTGCCGGTCTGCGCGTCCCAGTTTTGGTATAGCGTGCCGTTGCGCTCTATGGTGCGGATGCCGCCGATGTCAAACACCCACGTATTGAGCAGGCAGGCTTTGGGATTGGCTTTGCCGCCCAGCAGGTCGTAAGTCTGCAAGCCGGTATCCACGGTTTGTGTCACGTCGCGGGTATCGCCGCTCTTTATGGCGGAGACGGTGGCGGATGCGTCGCTGATAAACACATCCGCCGTCTCGCGGTAGCGGATTGCGCCGGTGGTATTGCTGGCCGACTGCGTAATCTGATAGTTGCTGTACTGCGGCTCGTTCACACGGCCTTTGAGCGCGTTGGTATCCACGCGGATTTCACCCGTGCCGTAATCCACGCTGCCGGAAACGGGTGTTTTGCCGTGCAGCAGCCCGCCGTTGCCGTTGTCGGTCAAAACCAGCGCGAACTCGTCTATGTTGGTGGCGGACTGGTTGGTATAACGTCTTGCCATGTCGTTTTCCTTCGGTTTTCAGGCTGCCTGAATTATTTGTGCGAGGTCTCAATGCCGCCGCCCGTGCCGTATCCCGTGGCGGTGGTGCGGGTAAGCTGCAACGCCAGTTTCAGGCTGCCGCGCTGTATCGGGCTGTCGGCAACCAGCGTAATCAGGTTGCTGCCGCGTGCCACGTTGGCGGCGGCGGACTTGGTTGTCGCGTTGGCACTATACTGCTTGGCTTCCAGCCGCACCTGCGGGGCGGTGAGCCCGACGGGGCGGATTTGCCCCGTGGCGTAATTGACCGCGCCCGTGCATCCGCCCGTCAGGTTGCCCTTGCCGTCGTCCCTTGCGCTGCCGCCCGCCCATGTGAGTTTGATGCTGCCGGGGACAAGGTTGGGGACGGGCGTAGGCGGAATCACCAGCTCTGTATCCAGCGTCTGCGGCGCGATTGCCTGCCCCGCCTCGCTGCCGTCCAGCGCGTGGTAGTAGTCTTTCGGACACCACGACACGATGATTTGGCTCGGCGAGTCCGGCACGGCGGGCAGACTGATGATGGCGCTGCCGTTGGGGCTGATGCTGCCGCGCTGCGTGCCGCTCTCGTCGCGCAGCGTGAAATCGCCGTAATCGGTGAGCGTGTACCATGTATTGCCGCTGCGGTAGGACACCTGCACACTGCCGCGTGCGGGCGCGGGGCGGAGCAGCGGGGCAAACTCCGTGCCGACGTTGGTATCGTCCACCGTGATAAACGCCGAATACGCCTGATTGCGCACCTGCACGGCGGGGATGGCGGACACTACGCCGATGCTGGTATTACCCGTTATCACGCCGTTGGCATAATCCACGCTGATGCGCAGGTCGGCGTTGGATTGGTTAATCAGGCTGCCGCGCCCGTCGTCCGTCCAGCCGTTGGCTTTCAGGCTGCCCGGCAACACGGGACACTCCAAATACACGCTGCCGGTAACCGCGCCGACGCTGTAAATCTGCCGCTCCGGCGCGGTCTCAATCCACACCGCCCGACCCTGCGCCCAATCGTCCGCAATCGCCGTTTCCAATACGGATACCGGCACAAGCTGCTCGTAAATCGTGGGCAGTTTCAGGCTGCCGTCGCCGCGTTTGACCTCGGCTGCTACGGGCTTAATGCCGTAGTAGCTCGCACTGTCGGCAATCTGCGTCTGCATCACAAGGGCAGGCGGGGCGACGTAAAACCGTTGGGCATTCGCCACGCCCTCAAAATCGCGCTCCAATGCCTGCGCCGTCGTCATATTGAGTACCACACGTTTAAACACGCCTTGGCTGTCTTCAAACTCCCGCAGTTCCGTAGCCAGTTTTTCAACCCTAAAAAATTCAAACACTTCCAAGCGGTTCTCAATCACACGCAAGGCGAACACATCACCGACTACGGGCAGCGGTGCACCCTCGCGCTGGTATGCCTGCACCATGCGGCTGCCCTTGCGCTGCTTGCCCAGCAGCGTCATACGGGTTTCCGTGGTGGACGTGCGGTAGGATTCGATGCGCTCCATGATGTCCGCCCGTTCCTGCCCGTAAAAATCGCCTTTGGCCAGCAGGATAGAGACGTTTTCAGCTTTCGGCGGTTGGGACACAATCACATTTGCGCCATACAGCCCCGCCGCATCATCGCGCAGCACGGCGGCATAGGCTTCACGTGCATCAAACGCGCCCATCGCCTTGTCCACGTCGCTGATGGGCGGGAAAAGCTCGTTGTCCGCGCCCGTCAATGGCTCGTTTACCATGCGCCCGCCGCCGTCGGGCGTGTCGGTCAGGCGTTGGGATTTATAGATTCGCAGGTCTTGCTGCGTTAATTCGGTGTGCCGCTGCATAGTTTGTCCTTTTCGCGGGTTTCAGGCTGCCTGAAACGGGTGTTTAAACGGTCATCAGGCGGATTTCGGCGGTGTAGCGGTCATCTGCCTTTTCGGGGACGGCGTAGCGTATCGGGGTAACGTTGTCCAATCCCCGCTCGTGCAGCCTGAAAATCACGTCAAAACGGCGGTCATTGTCCAGTTGCAGGGTCATCTCCAACTCCGGCACGTCGCACCAAGCGCGCAGCGTCTGCACGGTCTGCCAGTCCAGCCAAGCCCAGTCTCCGCCCAGCGTAATAGGCCGCCCTGCTTGCTTCGTACCCTGCTGCACCACGATTGCGCCGCCCAAGGTGTATTCAGGCTCCGCCTGTGCCACCGCCGCCCAACCGTATTCGTCCAGCCAGCGCATATCGGGCGGCAAAGGTACGGTGTCGCGGGTGTCTTTGCGGGTTAGGGTTATGTTGTCCATAAGCTGCCTTTTGGATACCAAAACCCGCCCGCTGCGAATTTCCAACGGGCGGGTTGTGTTTCAGGGTGATTAGCCAAGTTCGCGGTATTTATAGCTGTATTTATTACCATTCACGGTAACAACCTTGCCTTTTGCACCGGTGTTCGCAAACTCACCGCTCAACCAGTCAATCGCCCCGTCTGCCGCTACTTTCACGCTTGGTACTTCTAATACGCAGTCTTTGCTACTGGCATGGTTGTAGCCGTTTAAACGCAGTTCAAAGTCAAAATCCGTAACCGTCTGCGCCAGCACTTCAAAGCCAGAGTTACCCTTAGTTGAGTAGGCGACTTTGATTTTTTCGCCTGCCTTCACCGCCCCTGTGCCGCCATTGTCGGCTTCGGGATGGATAGTCAAAAAGCCCAAGGTAGGGTTCAATTCAAACAGGCCATCCGCCAATTGTTCCCCGCGCTTGTTTTTCACAACCAGCGTGGCGGGGTCTATGTCGCTGTGCGGCAGGGCAACGATTTCACCAAGTTTGGCAACCGTATATTCCGCTTCGGGGACGGGCGTAACCGCTCCTGCAACCGTTACGCTGTCGCCGGATAGCGCAAAGGCCATGTTTTCGCGGTTGAAGGTGTCGAATTTCCAAGAAATGCCAACGCCCTTTGAAATCACCACGCTGTCAAGAATCTGCCCCAGCGTCCCCTTTTGGCGGCTTTCGCGCGTCTTGGTTTCACTTTCAGGTTCAAACTGCAACGAGGTTACGTTGCCCACTTCCACAAATGGAGCATCGGCAATGCGGCGGTTGCGCAAAAAAAGGCTGCCTGAAAGCAGCAGCCCGTCGTCGTTTCTCAAAGCCATGTTTTAAGTCCTTTCGGTAGGTTAAACAACACATTTGCACGCAAATGTGAAAGAAAAAATACGGAACCGGCAGTCGTCCGTAATAACGGGCTGGTTGGCCGTGGCTTTCAGCACCATTACATCGGCGGCGCGGGTGTTGTCGTCCACCACTTTCAGCCCTTGTAGCGTGCGCCGCAGTTTCAGGATAAGCCTGCCCGCGTTTTCGCGCATCCGTTCGGTTTCGCTGTCGGTTCTCGGTGATTTGAAGCACAACGCCACCTGATAGCGTTGCGTTTCCTGCTGCCGCCGTCCGTTGTCGGCATCGTTGCCGAACTCGCTAGGCAGTTGCGTAATGTGTAGCGATATGGCGCACTGTTTCAGGTGTTCGGGGTCGTTCACCGTAAACAGGCTGCATATTTCGTCCACATCGCCGCCCATTTCGCGTCGCAGCGCATCTTCAACCGCTTTGGCGGGGGCGAAATAGTCTTGTAGCATCAATTCGTCCTTTCAGGCTGCCTGAATTACCGCAGCAGGTTTTCAAAATAGCGTTTTACGGCATGGCGTACCGCGTCTTTGTCGCTGTCCTTCATGCCCAAATGCTCGCGGGCGGGCAGGTTGTTTTGCCGCACGCCATAATGCAGCCATGCGGGGATATTTTTGCCCCCGCGCGGATAGCCCACCTCCACCCAATCCCTACCGGATACATACGTTAGACTTGCCAGCATCAGCCCTGTATCAATCAGGGTTTTGCCGCCGTCTTTCACGGCGCGGCGGCTGGGTATCCACGAGATACCCGCAGGGCTTTTCTGCTGGTTGTAGTTTTGGATAACCGACGTTTCCAGCCTGCGCCCGATTTCGCGTATTGGTTCGGACAAGTCTGGCTGTTGCAGGCGCAGCCACGCGGCGGGGGTAAACAGATGTGCCGTAATTGCCATTATCCGCGCTCCACAAAGCCGCGCCGGTCAATCAGCGGGGAGAGCAGGCGTTGCGCGGCAAATACCGTCAAGCTCCAATCCTTGTAATCGCTTTTGCAGTCGCCCGCCTTAACCAGTACCCCGCCTAGATTCTGCACCTTTGCCGCATTTTTCAGGCTGCCTGAAATATCGGAGAGTAATGCCAGTTCGCAGCACGCCTGCTTTACGTTTTCAGGCAATACCGCCTGCCTTTCCGCGCTGTATTCAGGCAGGCGGCGGAATAATGCGCCGTCCGGCACTTCCTGCGGCAAAAAGCGTGGGAACGCGCGCGCCTGTGCATCGTTTTCAGGCTTGCCCTTATAGGTAAATAAGCGGTCTATCAGGTCGCTGGCGGATACCAAACGCTGTTGCTTCTGCGTCGGCGTGTAGTCGTCCCACTGCGCCGCCGTCTGCCGCGCGTTGTGGTATTCGTCTGCCTCGGCAACAGTTGCATAACTCAACATATCGCAATCCTTTCAGGCTGCCTGAATTACTCGCCTTTGCCTTTTTTCGGCTCGGTTTTGCTTTCAGGCTGCTTATCGGCCGCAGGCTCGGACAGCTTCGCTTCCAATTCGGCGATTTTTTCCTGCGCTTCGTCCAGCGCGGATTTCAAGGCGTTGGTTTCATTTTCATACTGCACGATAACCTTATTCTGTTGCTCGTATTTGGTCTGCAACTGCTCATTTTCTGCCTGCAACGTTTCAAGCTCGGCTTGCAGTTCCTCGTTTCCCGCGTCGCTTTCAGGCAGCGGGTCGGCAATTCGCCAGCCAAGCCGTTCATGCTCGGACAAAACGCCTTCGTCAATATCCATGCGGATATGGTCTTTCTGTACGGTAATCATAGGCATCTCCTAGAAGGCAGCCCGAATTTCAGGCTGCCTTAAACGTTAATGGGCAAGCACCACCAGATGTTCGGGTTTTACAACCGCGCTCCCCCAAGCCATAGCGACTTCGTATTTCACGCGGCGGTATTGGCGGTAAACCCTTACCTCAAAGCTCAACCCCGTAACTGGGTCGGTCAGGGTCATGGCATCATCCGCGCTGTCGCCGCCGTCCGGCAATGCAGGGGCGCGGCTGGCCAGCACAATAGCGTTGCGGTCAAAGGCAAAATTCGGCGTGAAATCGCCGAATGCGGTCAGCGCGGAATTATTCGCAGCAGCCAGCAGTCCGCCGTTCAGCACCAGTTTGTCGCTGGCACTGGCGACATCACGCCCGACAATGTATTTCACACCGTCAATCGCCACAATATCGCCACGTTTTAATGCCCCGCTTCCGCCTGCTAAAGCAAGCTGTTTCACGCCTGCTGCCGCCTGCCCGCTCACTGTGTATCCGGTGCCTGCGCCGGCAGTATGGCGGCTTATCCCACCTGAATAGCGCAGCGCGAAGTTCTGCACACGGTCGGTCATGCCGTTTCGCAGCATATCGCTTGTGCCGGCTTCGTTCACTTTAAACAGCACAGATTGGCGGCCGCGCAGGTTCGCCATTGCCGCGCTGTTCAGCACAAGCTGGCGGTCTGCAATCGGTGCGCCATTATCGTCCAACAGTTGGGCAACGCCCGCGAAATCGGACAAGTCGCCTGATGTCCCGAACGGCGTTTGTCCGTGCGTGCCGTATGCCACAGATGCGCCTTGCAGTGCTTTCTCGGCGATGCTGGCTTCCATTGCGTTCACCAGCTTACGCATGCCATCCGAAAACTGATTGGCAAGGATAGTGTTGTATTGCCCCGTTTCACCCACCGCCAAGCGTTCTTCGCCGTTCCAGAGAATCGGCGCAGCTTTGGAATGCTCGATAACGATGTCGGCATATTCCAGCGTTGTCCCGCCTGAATTGCGCGGCTGCTCGCCTGCTACCACGTCTTCCAAATCGCCTGCGGCGGCAATCGGACTGCGTACAACCTGCCCAAGCGCGGCTCGGTCTGCCGTGCTGTCGCGGTTCACGGCGGGAATCAAACCCACCATTTCACGGGACACGGTATCCAACGCCGCATAAAGCGTAGGAATTAAACCGGTCAATGTATTTTGTGTTGCCATATTCAAAACTCCATAAAAAAACAGCCATCAGGCTGCGTTGTCAAACAATCTGCACTTTGTCCTGCAAGGTCTTCATTTGGCTTGCGGGGTCAAGTTTCTCAAAATCGGCGCGGGTCATGGTTTTGCCTCCGCTGCCTGCGCTCGGCGTAGCACCGCCGCCCGATGCCCCGCTGCCTTTCAGGATGTTGTCCTTGTTCGGATAGGCATCAATCAGGGCTTCCAGTGCTTCGTCAAAGCCTGCTTTCTCTCCTGCGTGGGTTCGGCTGTAAATCTCGTTGCCGTTTGCATCCTTGGCAAAGATTTTCCCTTCTTCCGAAATGCCGAAATGCCGCCCGAAGAACGCCTGCGCCATATCTGCCGGAATAGCCAGTTTGTCGGAAACTACCTTGCTGCGCGCAAAACTTCCGCCGATAAGCTCGTTGTGGAACTGCTCGCGGATTTTGGCTTTCTCGCTCTCTGCGGCATTGAGTTTTTCCTCATACACCTTGATAGCTTCCGCCTTCACACGCTCCGCTTCACCGGCATCAATCAGTTTTTTGTCGTCAAGGTTTTTGACGGTTGCCAACGCCTTAACGGCGGGGGCCGCGCCTGACGGAGATCGGGCGGCGCCTGGCGCGC